CAGCACCTGCGCGTCCTGAGCCATGACCGCGTAACTGCTACCAGCCACGCCCGCCGCGCCAGGTGCAGCAGCTGCACCAGGTGCAGCAGCTACGCCAGGCATAGCAGGCATACCCATCTGCCCCATAGCAAATTCCTGCCCCTGTCTAACCGCCTCTTCCAGGCTGGTTTCACGTTGCATAGCCATCGCCGCTTTTCCCCAGTCAATGGTCACAACACCGGCATTAAGCTCAATTGCTCCAGCCGCTCCGGCGTAGCCGAATTGCTCAGCGAACCGTTGAATGGCCTCAGCGCCAGCCCGCATCGCCCCCTCATCGGCCAACACCTTTTCGCCCGCGCCTGGCCCAACCAGGAAATCAGCGCTTTTGGCAATGTCGCCGCGCATCTCCTCAGCCCACGGGCTACCCTCACCGCGCGTGATGATGTCTGGCAACCGCCGCCACCACTCAGCAGGCGCGTCGCCTCTGTCCAGCGGCCCACCGCGCGTTGGTTCATCAATCCCCAACGCCCGCCTGACTTTGTCGCTAATATCGCCTGCGATGATGGTGTTAGCTCCCTCAAATTTAGCGCGGAAGTCGTCCGCCGCAGTTTTATTCGCCTTAGCAATGGTCACGTCCAGGTCAAGTTTAGCCAAAGCCGCCTGTGCCTGCGCCTGCGGGGTAAACTGCTCCGCAACGGAATAATCGCCATAACCTGGCCGCTTGACTTTCTCGACAAAACGGTCAAGCCGTTCATAGGAGGCCGCAATCTGTAAGCCAACAGCCGACCATTCATCTGCCAATCGCCTTGTGGCCCAACCCGCGTCCTGCAACCTCTTGCCAATTTCGGCGCCCCGCATGGCCGTGTAACCGTATTCATCACCCAGCCGTTTGGCCTGTGTCACCGTCTCGGTGACGTGGTCATGGTAGCGTTCGTATTCGGCAATATGCTCCCGCAATTGCCCACCGACGTAATCCATATCGCGGGTGAATTCGTCCAGCGGCATGGACTGTTGCCGAAACCGTTCCTGCAAAATGGCGAAGTTCGAGGCAAAGTCCTCAACGGTCGAGGGTATGTCTATCCAGGCGTCACCCCAGTTCTGAATGTCAACCTTGCCCTGCTGGATAAGCTCCGTCGCACGCTCCAAAACCTGCGTCAAAATCCCGCCAGACGCAGGTAAATCGGCCAGAGCCTGCCGAATATCCTCTACAACGTCCGCTGCCTCTCTGGCCTGCGCGGTGAATTGTTGCATCTGTTCACGCTGCATGGCGTAGGGGTCATAAATAGTCCCCCAGTACTCCGTCAGGTTCTCTGGCTGGGCAAAGTCGCGTGTTGCCAATTCCTCAGGGCTCGGCCCAATCTGTTCCATGATGACCTGGAACGTAGTCTTATGCTCTTTGGCCGCCCAGTTATTCAGAATCTCCAGGTAATCCAGCGTGTTGATCCAACCTTCAGCCCCGCCGCTGATGAAATCCACTACCACGTTGGGGATGTCAGTCTTGACCCACAGTTCGCCCAGCTTGGCCTTCAGGTCTTCGGTCTTGGCCTCCAGCTGCTCCATCTTGGCCAGCGCATCCACCGTCGTTCCGCCAGCGTCGGCAATCATCTTCTGGCCCTGCTCAATGACTTGCGCCATGAGTTCGGCCTTAGATGTGTTCTCATCCATCTTCAGGCCAACGATGCCCAGGTTGTCCAGAATGAGCGGCGATTTACGCCCGATCCCTGTGACGATGTTGTCCCACGCCTGCGTGGTGGAAATGCCCATCGCCCGCGCGCGGAACGCGGCGACTTCCATGAGTTTGCCCAATTGCTCGGCGTTCGCCCCTAAGCCCAGCATCATGGCGCGGTTTGCGCCGAGGATGAGGTTGGTTTCGGAGATAGCCCCCTGTGAGGCTTGCTTCAATGTGTCTAGAATGGCCTGGCTGTTACCCTGATAGGCGTCAGCCAATTGCTCGAACGATTCCTTGAGACGCAACGACTGTGCGCCCAGCCTCGCCATCTCATAGCCAGTTTGAGCCAATTCCTTCACGCCCCAGGCGGCGAAAGCCGCGCCGACAGCCTTCAGGCCGTCGGCCAACCCGCGCATACTGCTCTGTACGGATTTGACGCCCTGGTCGAATTTACGTGTATCGAGGCTTACTTCGCCGAGCAGACTGGCGTCTGGTCGTCGTGCCATGTCGTTTCTCCCGTATCAGATTCTCAGCGGCGATACATTGAAGATGCGCCGAGACCACCGCCCAGTCCTGTTCTGCCAGTTCCGCTGGTGTGCAGTGATAGACATCACGGCACAGAAACAACTCCAGATACTCATCTGGCAGCGGGTGACGGGTCGGTTCAATCAACCATGCCGCCACCCGCGTTTTCAGTTTGGGCCAGCATCATTAGATTTGAACACCAGGCCAAACTGCGTCAGGATGAACTCAATTTCCTGGTCAGTCAGCAACTCACGACTCGCCTCATCGTGCGGCAATGGCAACGGCTGGTCATCCCAATCCGTCCAATTCCACTCCACGACACGCATTAACAAATCGTCTACATTGACACCGACTTTGCGTTCGGCGAACGTGAGCGGCCTGATAACCATGTACGCTCCATCTCCCTGTACGGGTTGCGCATTAACCCGCTTCAGTTGCCTGGCCATATCACGACACGAGGCCCTTGGTCACGTAGGGCGTCTTAAACGTCGCCGTGAGCACAATAGGGTCAGCACTATCTGCTTCGCTACCTGGATCGTTGACGCTGACCCATTTGCCCGCGTCGCTGGTGTACTGATATTGCGCTGAGCCGCCACCCTGCGGTGACCATCTGATGTAATACGTTGAGTTTGCATCAATAGCCGCTCGAATTGTCCCATAGGGACACGTGCCGCCCTCATTGTACAGCACCTCAATATTTATCTCGCGCACCGCCAGTTTACCAGTCGTCACCTCGCCCTTATCGCTGCCAAAAACAAAGACCTCGCCATCATTGCGTACCATCTCACCAGGATCAACGCTGGTGGCATAGCCCGAAATGTCCAGCCAGGTGCTATTGTTAGGCGAAATCTCCAGTTTGCACGCATTCCCCACAATCGCTGTCATTCGTACACCTCCAAATTATGGCAATCTCAATACCGCCAATGTAACGCTAGCCGTAATGTCTATCGTGAAATCCACGTTACCATCCGCCGCATTTGCAAATGTCGGATTGAACGGCCCGACATATACGGTCACTCCGCTACCCACCGTTCCAGTAATATCCTCCAATTCATAGCCGCTGACCGTGCCTGGTATAGTCACCGTGTAATTCAACGTCGAGGCCGATGCGTTGTTTATGTAAATAAACTCACGCCCCAAATTACTGAACTCATACTCAGTGTTCGTCGCCGCTACCGGCGTAATCACCAGGCCATCAGTCGTGATAGTCTGCGGCGTCAATGTCACTGCATAGGCAACACCCCCCAACAACGCTAGACTAATAGCCAACAATATCACAATCACATAACACTTCATGTCATCCTCCCCAAGATAATTTCATAAACACCCCCTACATGCCAGGCTATCGTACCATCTACCAACGATTCTGAATATTCAATGTCGCCTATTCGATGACAATGCAGCCAGGCCCAGCCCGATAAGACAAGCTGACTATCTGTCAATACGGCATCTACTGCATCAGCAAGCTGTTGCGCCCGTTGTTTGCTCATGCCCCCATCTACCGCCTTAACTACGTAACGCTGCAACCGCGCTGTGCGTTCAGTAAAGCTATAACGATCACTATCCGTTATGGGTTGCTTAAACAAAACCACGAATGGAAATTTCGTGTCTATGTCACCTGCCCCATAGCAAATCTCTGTTGCTATGGCCATAACCCCTGAATCAGATTGCAATGCTGCAACAACCGCTCGCTCAATTTCGTTCATCGCACCCGCTCACGTGCCAGGCCAATCAATCGGTTTACATCACGCTGAAAATCGTCACGCTCTTCATCAAAACTCGGCTTGAAAAACGGTCGAGGGGCCATCCGCACCGTCCCATATTCCAGGTACGCACCATATTCCGCTCCAACAGTGACTTCATGCAACAATGGCTTAACACGATCACTGGCAATGCTATTAACCAGATTACCCATATCTGTCGCCGGCGGCTCACCTGGCGCGCTGGCCTGATGTTCAATTTTTCCTCGCCGATAGATACGCCCCGTCTTCGGCCCAGACTGGATTTTGACTTTGGCCCGCGTCTCAATCCGCTTCGCCGCCTTGTTGCAAATCTGGTCACCCAACTTCACCAATTCTCTGGGCAAAGCCGCCAACCTGCGGTCATCTAACCTGACCTTAATTGTCATTTCGACCTCGCACAATACGCTCGCATTGCCATAATCCACGATTCGTGTTCGTTTGTGCCGATAACTCGGTATTCGACATCATCCACGACAATTTTGTCATAAACGCTTACGTCAGTGTCATACGGCAATGTAATGACCCAACCAGATTGTGCACCCAATTTATCAGCGTAACGAGTAGCATCCTCTGCCGACATCGGCGCGATGCGGCATGATTCCGCTTCGCCCGCGCTCCACTGTTCATACTTTCCACCCTGACCGTCGCCAATCATACTGCGCACGTAAATCGTGCAGGTCTCAGCCAGGATGTCCTCTATCGCCTCACGCATTTGGGCCAGTTCGGTATCAGTCAACATCTGTCACTCCGAAGGATTTACATCAGTCCGCACAAAATGCGCGCGATGTAATACACCCCGCCCACGGTTTTGTCCCGCCCGGCTGCGCATCTGCTTCTCCATAACTACGGCATGGTCGAACAGAGCCTGGCGGTCAAACTGTTGCCCATCGCTTCTAAAGTTATATGCCGTTGAGTAGAATGATTGCCGCGCCAACCATACATCCGCCGCTGCACTGTACAGGTCGTAGCTACGGGCGGTGAGGTAGTAAGCCGTTCCCGCCTGGTCTGTGGTGAATACGATACGCCCCTCGCCATAATCCGCCGTGTAGTCCGCAGTGCCGGCCAGGTCACCCGCCGACGTGCGCACGGCCCAGTACGCTGTGCCGCTGGTGGCTCCCTCAAAATCTCGGTAACCAGCGTAACAGGTATGATATTCAACCGTACCGCCACTGATAATGTCCGGTTGCCAAACCAGAGGCTCATTTACCAGGTAGGTGACGTTCTGGTCGAGGATGTCCTGCAGGTGGTCGTTTGAGAAATAGTTCTCGCCGTTCAGCGTAAAATCGCTTTGCCCGGCCTGCGTCAACATGCGCAACCGCGCTATCAGGTTCAACATGCCCGCTCTAGCCATAGAATTCCCTCACTGCCTGAATGACCTGATCTTGCTCTGATTCCAACATATCGCTGTACAACGGCAATGTGACCAGGCGTTGCCACTCTCGCTCCGCTACAGGCGGCGTCGGTTGATTGAACAGTGCATAATGCGTCAGCGGCTCGTAATGCACGCCACACGAGATGCCCCGTTCGGTCAGGTAATCAATCAACGCATCACGTTCATCCGCCGCGACGCGGATGACGAACAGATGCCATTGGTGGCGGTAATGCTCAACAGGCAAACCCACCGGACATGTACACAACGCCAGCTGATAGCGACGTGCTAGAGCGCGCCGCCGGGCCAACAGCGCATCGTAGCGTTCCAGTTGTGCCAGAGCGATGCTGGCCGCAACGTCGTTCCAGTGGCACTTATAGCCCAACTCACGCACCTCGTACCGCCAGGCGTATTGGCGGCCATTGCGTTGCCAGGTGTCGCGGTCAATGCCACACCACCGCAACCGACGCAGACGGTCAGCCGTTGCATCGTCATTGAGCACAATTGCCCCGCCATCAGGCGAGGCAATCGGCTTGACGGGATGAAACGACAAGCAGATGTAATCGCCGTAGGCCGGGCCGAGCGGCGCATGGGCCGCATCCTGAATCACCGTCAATGGCGTATCAGGCCGCGCTGAAAACGCGGGATACCCGGCGAAATCAACTGGGATGATGGCTTTCGTCCGTTCGCTCATTTTCAGCTGCACGTCCTGCCAATCCAGTGTCAAGGTGTCTTGCCTAACGTCGGCGAATACTGGCTTCGCCCCACAATACAGTACAGCCAACGCCGTAGAGACAAACGTTAAGGCAGGTACGATGACTTCATCACCTGGCCCGATACCCGCTGCCAGACAGGAGAGATGCAACGCAGCTGTCGCTGAATTCACTGTTACGGCGTGTTGCCGCGCATACGCCTTCGCCAACAATTCCTCGAATTCTCGACAACGTGGCCCGTTGCCCCACCAGCCACTACGCAGAGCCTCGACGACCATGTGCTCCTCTAAACCTGAGGGAGCAGGTTTAAGCACT